TTCTTCCTTTTCTTTTTCTTGCTAACATTTCTTCTATTACAGGCACTCTTTCTTTCACCCCTTACATAAAAAAATAGCCAAATGATTTTACTCACTCGGCTACTAGCGCACTATCTCTTATTCAATTTCAAAATTTCTCTTGCATTTCCTACACCAAAACAATATTCCTCTTGTATCAGCCCACTCATACTTCTTGCAACATAAATTTCCACATCTAGTGCATTTTATTTCTTCTATTTTATTTACTTTTTTGGTATCTTTCGTTTCCATACTTTACTCCTATCCTCAATATAACACCTAATAATACTTTTTGTCAACCTATTTTTTCTATATTCCTAACATATCCCTACTTATTGTACTTACTGCCCTTCCTACTTTCGCATCTACACCTAATACATTTGTCGCAAGTCCTGCACATGAGTCTGGTGCGTCATCGTGTTGCTTTGTCCTTACATTTTTCGCTGTACTTTGATTAAACGCAAATACTTCATTTAACGCCTCATTAAACTGCTTATCGCCTCTAATTGATTCTCTTATCGGTATTATTAACCTATATTCGGACGCGTCTGCTCCTTTTATAAAACCTTGCGCCGCTAATATCCTATCTAACTTACTTTTATTCGTCGGCGATTTTGCACTCGTTACATAACATACATGCCCTCGCTTCTTTAACTCCTTCTCTACCGCTTCTGCATACATATCCCCTCCATTATTAGCCTCAAAACACACATACGTTACTCCATAAGTGATTATCGCTTCCACAACCTTCGGCATCGTTTCATCTTTACTCCCTTGCATAAACACCCAATGCACCGCAGGACAGTCTCCATTCTTATATTCATCTACTATCGGCATACTTAAATGGTCCTCTCCTCCCCACGCTACATCACAATACGCTACCGTCCTCTCATACTCTAACTCATTCCTCTTATATTCCCTTAAATCATACTTCTTAAATTCTTCCTCAAAAAACAACAACCCTGCCCTCTCAATAGGATTCTGCTGGATTAAACAACTAAACGATACTGGGTCCATTAAGTCCTTATCCTCTAAAAACATCTCCGTCGTTATCGCATATCCATACTTATAATTGAAATTGCTCTCATTATTCTCATTTAAACCAGGTATCCTTATCTGTATCAGTCTCTCTGGCGCATGTTCTTTATAATACTTTATTGTCCTACTCAATGGGTCATTGTCACTAAATATCGTTCCATTTAACAATAACTTACAATCCCTTTGCATACGCTTCTTTAACGTTCCTGTAAATTCTACCCACTTCTTATCCATTATGTCCTTATTACTTGCTTCCTCTATATCCTTCACTAAATCATCACATGCAAGTATGTTATGCGCTCTCGTACGCCCTGTTATACTTCCATCAAATCCTACAAAATATATCGTGTACTCACTATGCGCCCTTTTTCTATTTGGGTCATTACTATAATCTAATACCAAATCCTGCGCACTTCTATACAATTCATGCAGGTTCGGAAATATCTTCCCATAATTCCCCATGTCATCATGCACTATCGCATCTATTCCATTATATCCTTTATCCTTCGCTATCGCCGCTGAATAACTTACAAACATATTTGGCTTATCTGGGTCTTTCCCTATCGCCCAACTTAAAAATTCCTTCAATATCTGCGTCTTCCCCGTTCCCTGCGGCATACTTACCGTCATAATTGGTCTATCTGTTCTATAATAAAATTTACTATACTCCCTCGCTAGCGGATTTAATACCATCGTTCTCGGTGCTATAAATTGCCTCTCTGGCGGTATTCCAAACTCTAACGCTACTAAATAATACTCAAACAAATACCTCCCTAAATAATAATACGTCTCCTTCATTACTTTCCATAACTCTACCTGCTCCTCTCCTTCCGCTTTCCTTATCTCGTCATTTATCCCAACAGCTATCGCTATCCCTATCTCTATACTCTCACTATACCTTAACTTCTTCTCTATACTATCATATACTACCTTCTTTACTCTCTCTTTATCCTCAATAAGCCCTAAGTTATACCTCATTATATTTAACAACTTCAACCTCATACCCATCGTCATCTCCGTCTTTACCTCAAACAAGTTATACCTTATCTTCCTTACCTCTGCCTTTAATCTCTCATAATCTACTTCTTCTTCCATTTCTTTCTCCTCCTTCCTCTTTTGCCTTCGGCAACCCAATTAAACGGTAAATTAATATATCTCAGGTATGTGCGTTATCTGACACTCCTTACCCCAATCTATCTCTAAACTCTCTCCTTCTGTTGCTTTTAACTCCGTCTTCGCATTATTACACTTTATACACTCCATCACAAACGGTCCATATATCCTTCTACACAACGGACATTGCCAACCTTGTTGCGCTCCTATTTGTACCATCTTCTTCCTCTCCTTCTTTCCTCTACCTCTATTCCATACGCCTCTCCGCATTATATCCAATATCACTTGATTACTACTCCTCCCTAATCTTCTACTATCCTCAACTAACGCCTCATACAGCTTTGACGGGATTCTTATACTCCTCTTTATTGTCTTCTCTTCACTCATTCCCTCTCCTCCTTCCCTCCCTTTATATCACATTTTTTTCCCTTTGTCTAATGTGGTGGCATTTTGGAATTTTTGTCGGTCGGATGTGGGGATGAAACGGCGCTTTGACAGATTCGGCAAAATAGGGGAAGGGTGGCACATGCAAAGACGTTGAAAAAGCAATAAAAAAAGCATTTTTTAAAGCGTTTTAAATTTGGAATAAAAAACAATAATAAAAAGCAAAATATAATTAATATAAACAATACGCAACATGTACCTAACTATCTTATTTTTATAAAAATAAATAAAAAGAATTGCTATAATAGTTATGTAAAATAGTTGACAATTTAACTAAAACATGGTATAATATATATAGATAAAGAAAAAGGCATTATATAAGAATAATCAAAGTAAAATAAAAATGAAAGGGTGGTTTATTATGAAAGAATTGCAAAAAGAATTTAAAGAATTATTAAATAAAAGAAAAATAGTTGTTGAAGTAAAACAAAACAAAACAACAACAAATTATTTACTAAACGAAACGTCAAACATTATAAGCTTTTTAGAAATATTATATAGAAAAACAATTTTAAAAGCAAATATAAAAATTAAATATAATTATAATTATACAGATATACAAACTATAACTGTAACACAGAAGTATGTGGCATTCGATGGAACAGAAACAAACTTTAGTTATATATACTATAACATCCCCACAAGCATGGGTTATTTAGATACAACAATTTTAATAAAAAAGCTTGAAAGCGAGGTGTAGTAGTTATGAGAAAAATAATACAATACAAAAATAGATTTGGATGTACAGCATTGCAATTATACATTGATTATACAAATAAAACTTATAAAACTGGGCATTTTAAAATTGGAGCAGACGAAACAGTAAAAACTATGAAAGCGTTTTGGCAAAAAATAGAAGAATTAAAAAAATGTGGATTTAATGAAAGCGAGGTGTAGTAGTTATGAGAATCGAAACAAAACAAATAAAAATTTATAATTTTGATGAATTAAGCGAAGACGTAAAAAGAAAACTAATTGAAAAAGAAATTGACTATCAACACGAAATATATTGCGAAGACTGGTTAGAAGATGACATGAAATATAAAGCAAACGAATTATTGAAAAAATATTTTAAAAAAAACAACGCAACATTAAAACAAGTCTATTATGAATTGTCTTATTGTCAAGGCGACGGCGCAATGTTTGAGTTTGATTTATATTACTATAATAAATATGTAAAAATTAAACATAACGGATATTATTGCCACATGCGCAGTTTTATAATTGATACATGGGAATTAACAGAAAAGCAAGAAAATCAATTAAAAGAAAAAGTTTTGAAAATGTTTGAAGAGTTTGAAAATTATGGCTGGGATTTAGTAAATTATAGAATTACAGAAGCAGAAGCAATAGAAATATTACAAGAAAACGAATATTTAGAAGATGGAACAATTTATTAAAATGGAGGTGTAGAAAATGAAAATATTGGGAGTATATAAAGACACAGACAGAAAAATTAAAAATAATATATATTATTTATATGAATTATGGCTTAGAGATACATTTTCACCAGCAACAGAAATAATCGCACAAATACCATTGAAAGTTAGTGGTAAAACATACCAAGAGAAGCAAGAAGATTTAAGGCAAAAAGCTATTGAATATCAAGACACTTTTAACCATGTATCATGGAGCTATAGCGAGATTGTAGAAATTAATGACTTTTTCTATAAAAACGGTAAAAGATACGGACTTTTAAGAGAATTTAAAGAAAACGGAATCTTATAAAAGCGAGGTGGTAAAAATGAAAGATTTAAAAGAAAAAAGCATGATAGAATTAATTAAAAATATTGATAATATTACAGACTTCTTATATAGGCATAATAAAAACTACAATAAAACACAATACAATTATATTATTGACTTAATAGACAACATAGAGGAATTAAAAACAAGGATTTTATAAAACGGAGGTGGGAAAAATGAATAAAAAAGAAATAGCCAAAAATTATATTGATAAAATTCAAGACAAATGGGCGGATATAACAAACACAAAATATTTATGTTATGATAGCAACGCAGAATTAGCAAGTAGCATAATATATACACTTTTTGAAAAAGATTGTTTCAACGAAATATCAACATATTATAAAATTATCACAAACTTTTCAGTTGGAAAAGTATAAGAAATA